CCTTCTTTAGATTCGGATTACCAAGATAGATGTCACTTTTTGCTGCCATTTATTTTACCATCTTTTCCTTTTTATATTTTAATGTTGATAATGCTTTCGCTAGTTTCTTCTGTTTACGAATAGCAGAGGGTTTCTTTCTTCTGGATACTTCTTCCTTTACATTCTGACTTGGATCAAAACCAGCAGCAAAACCACCAGCAGCAGCCTTAGTTGCCTTGACTGCTGCACCAGCTACATCACGAGCTTTTTCTCTTGCCTTCTTCCAATTCACAGGTTTACCCTTATCTTTTTTCTTATTACTATCTCTATAAGGTTTTGGTTTTCTTTCATCCTTCACTTCAGTATTTTTATTACCACGATTTGCTAAGGATGAACCTTTAGACTTGACAATAGCACCATTCTTTTTCTTATCTTCTTTCTTTTTATCTTTTACTTCAGTTGCTTTTACATCTATGGTAGGACCAGACTTCTCAATGGATGAACTATTCATCACACGAGATTCTTTTATACCTCTAATCTTTCCAGCAATTTTAAGTAACTTAGCACTCTTGATCTTACTAAGATCAGGAGTATTCCTTACAGCCTTGACAAGTTTATCAAACCTTCCAACATCTTCAGAAACTGAATTAAGATAATCTATTACACCACTTTTGATGATGTCCTTTTGTAGAATAGAATTTTCCATAAGATTATTTAGCTTTCTTACTCATCTCCTTTAGCATTTTCTGAAGATCTGAAGTACTACCCACAAACAATGAGTTATTGGTAACATTTTTTGGACCACTATCTTCATTGATATCTTTCATTTTCTTTTGCAGATCTATTAACTTATCTGTAGTATCTGCAACATGCTTGATAAGTTGACCAGCAACTTCATATGCTCTTGGATGCTGTGAATCTTGACATACATCTAATATACCATTGACAGCCTCCTGTCCTTTCTCTACAAGGTTATAGAGTTGTCCTCTACTATACTCATAATCCTTTTGAGGATCTTCAGATAAATCAGATCTAACTTGAGACAGTTTTCTCTTTTCTTTGACAATCTCTGATTTCACATCAAGAGCTTTATCTATAGCATCATACGGTTCTTTCATTAGTTCTTATCAAAGTCATGGATGTTCTCTGACCCACCTACAGAGAAGGGATTATATTTAGCAGTTGCAATCTTATACATCTCCTGATGTATATCTGCTGCTTCTTCTTCAGGTCTGGGATTTTCGTTAGGATCGGTTGCCATAGGCCAATCATCATAGGGGTGTTGTGGATCACCTAGTTCAGGCATCCAATGATCATCAAACCACTCATCAAGTGGTAAATTATGTAATGGTTTCTTAGATGTCATAGTCACTGAACGTCTACATCAGTACCAGTTGTACTACTCATTTGCTGACCATCGTTATCAAAGAAGGATCTTGTTTCAGTAAATCCAAACTCATCACCAATTTCAATCGCTGCTGAATCAACAGCATCTACCTGACTAATAGTATCTCCACTGAAATGTTCAGCAACCTTACTTCCATATTGACCTCTTCTAACAATAACATTAGTACCATCAATCTCCATGATCCTCATGACCTCAGAGTTGACTTGAATATATGTTCCTGTAGATAATGAAGCAGCAGAATTTACTTTGACTAAAGTCTTATTGACTTCAACTGTATCAGTCAATGCTGCTGCAGTATCATCATTGTAATCTTTGACTGCTGCAGGTACAACAGTGTAACGCTGTGCTCTTGGTGCTCGGATAGAAGTAGAGTAATCGATAGTTGCCTTCTTGATAATTCCAGAAGCATCGGTAGGAACTTTCTGATAGAAGTATGTTTTAGCAACAAAGTCTAAATCATATTGTATAAATCTTCTATTTGAAAAATCTCCTTCATACTCATCACTAAATCCAACATTCCTTAGAGTAAAAGGTATGTCCCTTTTCTCTTCAATACCTTCTAACATATTGACTGTCACTTGAAAAGAAGGTTGGAACTGTGGTAAAATTTGTTCTATAATCTGCAATGCATCATCCTGCAACTTACATGCAAAACTCAACCTAAACCCAACATCGTAGGGTACGGGAAGATACATTTTCTTAGTCTTATTCTTTGCTGATGAATTCTGACTTGTAAACTTTGTTATTGGTGCTGCTTTCCTTGATGGATCATAACTATATGATGTCAATTCAAATGCCAATCTAGGTAATGATATAGCAACGTTATCATCAAAATTTGTTTGTTGTTCAATCCTTGCCAAGAACCTTTGAATAGGTCCATAAGCAATTGGAACTTTTATTTGAGAAATAGATTTACCATCACTAGCAAATTTCTTTATACGTATATTATTGAACAGTGTACCAAAGGCAATAACTGTTTTACGTACTGTCTCATTGTAAAAATACTCTCCTAACATTATACCTCACCAAATGGGTTTACTTCTGTAAAGTCTAGAATACTAGAATCAGAATAAGTTTGAATTTCATCACCAGATTCAAAGTTATCGTCATCATTATAGTCTATACTATCTAGCCTATAGATTGCATTACCACTAGTAATCTGCTCACCAACTGCAAAGTTTCCAGATAAATTCTTAGCACGTAATGTTCTATTAGGTTTATCCCACTGAGCAACAAAAGCAGTGGTAAGACTAGACGCACCAGTAATCATTTTTCCATATAGGAATTCTCCAGTACCAGTAGTACTTGCAGCACCTATCGTAATTGTTGGTGCTACGGTATATCCATAACCTGCACTTAGAACCTTAACCTCAGTAACTTTATTTGTTGTAGTATTGATCTTAGATGTAAGTATACCTGTCTGTCCTCCTGATGGTGCAGAAGTTACTTCTATCAGTGGAGGTAATATATAACCAGCACCAGCAGTAGTTAGAGTAACTGGTCCCATTACACCAACAGTACCAAGACCTGCAACAGCAGACGCTCCAGTACCATTACCATCTTCTGTCAAGAATTGTACATTAGGTACATTAGTATATCCAGCACCAGGATTGGTAATCTCTATACGATCAATTCGTAAAGTACTAAAGTTCCTTGTTCCTGTAGTAGAAGTTATTGCAACTGCTGTAGCACTAGTTCCTATACCTACTGGAGGATCTATTTTTACGGTGGGAGCATTAGTAAATCCTGTACCACCATTGATAATATCAATCTTATAGATACCACCATTCACTATAGGTGCTGTAGCAGTAGCAGTAGTACCATCAGAACCAAGTATCATTGTTACGTTATAACCAGCAGTCTCAAAATCATCGTCAATAGATTCAATACCAGTATCAATTTTTTCATCTTCGTATTCGAAGGGTTCACAAGTAAGTTCGTATGTATATCTGTCTTGTAACTGATAGAAGTTTACTAGATCATTGACATATTTTATCTCAAAGATAATATCCCTCAATGGGAAATACATCAAGTCACCTTCATAAGGTCTTTCCTGATCTAATAAAGGAGCAATACCTTCATTATATCTTTCTATTGAGATGACTATTTTCATCTCTGCTGTAGACCTTACACCAAATTTTGTAAGTAAATTATATCCAGAATCAAAACCTTCGTATGATGCAATATATCCCTCTATAGGAAATGATTTATCAAACTCGGTACTTGTAATTTCTCGTATAACATCAGCCTGTTTGACAATACTACGAGGCATGTATATGAACTCAATTCCATGCATTCTAATATGCTCGTTCGTCAAATCCTGAACGAGATTCTGTTCACCTTTACTGCCTTGTAAAAAGAAAGGATTTAAAGGCATTATCCTATTAGATCAAGTACTGGCATTTCATATTCCCACTGCATACGTTCTTCTAATCTTTCTAATTCTTTTATACCTTCATCATAAATTTCACGTCCATTGAGTTCCACTCCACCAGGAAGTTTAGTACCCTTGAACTTCATCATATTTGAACCCCACTGTTTCTTCAACAATGCAGTGAAGTACTTCTTCAAGAATGGATCATTATAAACCTTGGTGTAGTCATTAGGATCTAACATCCTCCAGCACTGAATGATAATATAATCATCTTCCTTCATACTAGAATAGTCAGCATCGATATACAACCTACCTTGTCTTCTGTTGAATCTTATCTGTTTGTCTGGATGTAATATGAAATCAATATCTTCTAACCATCTCTTAGTTTGAGTATAACTCAATAGTTCCATAGAACTAAAGTAATATATTTCATTCAAGAATATCTGATATGTTACGTTGAACATATTAGAACTTATAGCACGACTATCAACCTTCCAAACTTTCTCAATACCTATAACAGCATCTGGTACTTGAATAAAATTCTGGTTCTCTACAAACCCAAAGGTAGTAGTACCTAAACCAGTAATGTCTACACTAGGACTAGTTGTAGTAGTAATACCAACACCATGTTCAGCACCATCTTGATTACTTGCCTGTATAGTATTAATAAATTCTTCAGTAACCTTATGCTTCATATACACAAGTTCAACACCATCCATATGACGATCTTGAAATCTCTGTATAGCATCATCTATTAGATCATCATACTGCTCTTCAGCAATATTGATCTCAAGTACAGGAGCACCCAACTGGCGTTTCCCGTAATCTATTAGTCCCTGTCTAGTGTTTGGTTGTGCCATATTGTTATTTAGGAACGTCTAATTACTACATCTACATTGTCTCCAGCAGTGAGACCTGCTCCACCTGGTAGTGTCAAGGAGACAGATGGAGATCCTATTGTGTAGTCTGCTGTTAGGGTCAAAGCAATACCATTCAGATATACTTGCATATTTGAAGTTGATATCTCAGGTGATGTTGGAGTAAAAGCAGTTTGTCCTTCTGTAGCAGTGAATTGATCTTCAGCGTTATCACACATAATGTCTAGTTGATCTCCCAATTTAGCAGCTTGAAGAAGTGTAACTGGTGATGCAACACCATAGTCTGTACCATTTCTTAGTTTGACACCATTGACATATACTTTAAAATTCTTCTGTGCTGTTAAATTACCTGACAGTGCAAAAACAGTTTGACCTTCTGTAGCAGTGAAGTATTCCTCGTCATAGGTATGACCAAAATATACTACACTCCTGACTTCATCCCCTACATTTACACCATTATAAAAAGTTATAGTGCTATTACTTGATGCTGCAAATTCTCTTGTTGATGCACCTGCATCTGATGGTCTCATCTTCAGACCATTCAAGAATACCTGATGACTGTAACTATCTGTACCATCATTATGTGGATGGGTTGTAGTAAATACAGTTTGTCCTGATGTGGCTGTTGTAATACCTGTAGATATTGTGGTTGCTGCACCTGTTGCACCACCACCACCTGTAATAGTCTTGAAGCTCAAATTTCCTGAGCCATCTGTGACAAGACTCTGGTCTTCTATCCCGTCACTCGTTGGAAAACGGAATCCAGATATAGTTGATACACCTGTAGTGTGTATTTGATTTGATTTTACACCTATTGAAAAAATAGGTGAATTGGAGAATGTAGCAATTCCACTTACAGTTAAGTGAGTAAGTGCAGTAACACCAGTTGAAGAAGCAACTCCTCTTGTACCAATATATCTGTAACCTACAATATAGATATTAGTATCTGTTACTCCACTTGGTACGTTTGTATCATTGAAGTTTAGAACACCAGATGAATAATCAAAAAACCAACCATCACTATTACCAGAACCAGCAGCAGATAATTGAGTACCACCAGAATTGGGATCACCTTTATAAACTTTTATAATATAACTTGAACCAAACTGAGTATCAATCCAGTTAGTTAATCTATCAGAACCAGTATTATTATATGTTGTATATGCAATAAAAGAACGACTACCAGCAATCGTACTATCTACTGTCATTCTCAGACCAGAAGTACCAGCAAGATATACCTTGACTTCAGAACTATCTGATCCAGGAGGAGTTGTAGGAATAAGATCACTATCTGCCCATATGCTAGTACTAGGAATAACTAGTGGAGATGCAATTGCTTCACCAGAAGGAGATTTTTTAGTACCACTTATACTTCCATCTTCTGCTATACCTGTCTTTGTTGCGGTATAACCAATCTTCTTTAGGAGGAAGTCTACTTTTTGTTGTGTTGATGCTGCCATTTGTAGATATCCTCGCTTATGTAGATGTGAATGACATTGAAGTTATTGACTGTCCAGAGGTCAATTTCCATCTGATCAGAATTCTATTGTTAGAATCATTAGAAGAAGATTCTGTTCCTAAAGTACATGTGAATGTACCTCCGTTGGTATCCATTAGTCCACCAGAAGAACATCCTGGTTCTGCAGTCGTTGGAACACCAGATCCTCTATATGCTGCAAACATATCTGCCCAACCATTTGTACCAGATAATGAAGTAGTCCAAGTTGAGTTGTCGGGCATACATACCCAACATCCAGCAACAGAACCAGCATAAGTTATGCTAAACTGAGAAACAGCAGACCTGATTAGTTGAATCTGGAAGTACTGATTACCACTTCTACTTGCAGAATAGTTTGGACCTGCAGGGAGATATCCAGTTGAATAGTTCGTTTGGTCGTGACGTAATGTGCCTCCTCTAACTGTTGCCTCATAAGTATCAATAGAACCAGCACTACCACCACCCCAAGACACATAAGTAGCAGATGGATTATCTCCAGTTGCACCTGCCTTGACTCTGGTAGCGTTACCAGACCCAGTTCCAAGAGAAGATATAGAAATGTTATCTTCATCCATGCTGGAGGTCACAGCAGTGGTTCCCATTATATTGACATCAGTTGTATAACTTACTCTCTGATTGTTATGGGAACCATAAGGAGTTGAAGCATCAAAGGATGTAAAAACATTAGATGTAACAGTAGTGTGTACATTCCTTGGTTGCTGAGATATCAAACAAGTTACCCCAGTACCAACACCATAGTTTCTTGCAGGTGGATTAGTTCCTGAAGCAAAATCTGTATAACTCTTGCTACCTGGATTCTGAAATCCATTTGTTTGACCATCACTACTTACGAATGAATTAGAGCTATACATGTCACCAGATGCATTAGTAACTGTCATCACATAAGTGAATGCGTTAGCAGATGCTTCTGTATAATGTGGTATACCAGAAGAGTATGATAATGTTGGTGATGCAGGTGTTATAGGTGTACTGTATGATATTACTGGAGCAGCTACTGTACTTGGATCCTCATACCAATAAACTGATCCAGTTGTTGCTGAACCATGTATAATTTTTGCTAAGTTATAACCATCAGGTGATGTTGCATTGATTATTCTAACGTCATATATCTCGTAAAACCCTGCTGCTATTCCTGTATCTCTTGATGAATTAGAAGCATCCTCATCATTTCTTATCTGTAAAGCAGATGATGTAGCACTTTGGTCTCCACTTGATAATGCTATATTACCTATACCTGTAGAGTTTACATAACCAGTTACAGTTCCAGAATCTCCTGGTCCATACTCAGTTATGTAATTAGTAGATATGGTACTATCAGTATTTCTTGTGTACTGTGTACCTGCTACTGGTGCAGAACCACCAGTGTTATTTGTTGGGGTGAATCCAGCACATAACCTACCACTACCTGCTGTTCCAGTTAGACTGAGTGAAACACCATTGATCGTAGTTGGTGCTGATGGTACTAATTTTCCTAATATATTGTTTAGATCGTTTATAGAATCTTTTGTTTTATCACTACTTGATATAGTGAACGCCCCACTTTTGAAACCTCCTGTAGGAGTTCCTATTGTAACGTCTCCTGCAACGTTTCCTGTTACATTACCTGTTAGTGGTCCAACAAAACTACCAGATGTTACAATACCTGATAATACTAATGCTGTTGAAACTCCAACTTCTCTTACTGTAATTCCTGCACCAACACCTGCTGCAATGAATACTTTACCATCTACGGTGTTGATAGCAAACTCACCTACATCCAGTGAATTGGGATAATGCGGAACTTTACCAGCGACACTAGATCGCTTAATCTTAATCTTTGGATTTGCCATTTGGTATATACCATAATCGACTGTATATACAGTCCAGATTATTTATGTTATAATTAGTATAGGTGCTGATTATGATGACAAAAACTCTCGCTGTACTAACGGGACCGCAAGGTTCGGGCAACCACCTCTGGTCCAAAATTTTCTCATTGCACGAAGATGTTTTTGGTTGGAAGAGTCTACTCAATAATTATTGGGAAGCTCACCGTTTTTCAGAACCCTTTGCAGAATACTGGAGAGATCCTAGTCAGCTGCATAAATTCGACTGGACGCAAAGTCAATATTATTTTACCTCTATAAGCATCCCACTTGGCATAGAAAGTAAAGGGACTAAATGGTGTCCAAACGTGGTGCAGTTTTGCACAAATGCTCAATTGTCGGGTCTAAAAACAAAGATCCTAGTCATAGGTAGGGATCAAACTATATTGAAAAATCAACAAAGAAGAATAAGAGAAGAGTCAACCGTAAGACATTTTTATGATCAACTAGGTCAATTTGATAATCCAACATTTTTAAGTTATGAATTACTTTATCTTTATAAGCAAGAGTATTTGAAGTCATTAGATGTAGGATTCCCAATAGCATGGTATGATAAGAGAGTAGATGAGATATTAGAACAAGATGCTAATGCAAAATATATCAATTACGTAGAACATAATCCGTTAGATGATGGGAACAAAACAGGAGTTCCTTTTCCATCAAATCCCAATGATGGAAATTATGAGGAAGGTATACGAGGTGATTACCTTCCCTGCTGTGGTGACAAACCCTGCCATTGTTAAATGAGAAAACTATTAATTGTTTGTGGTCCACAAGGATCTGGAAACCATTTGTTTGCTAGATTATTATCAGCACATCCCAACGTTGTAGGATGGGACTCACTAAAGGACAACTACTGGGTTCCTAGTGATGAAGAACCATTTGCTAAGTTCTGGGTACATCCAGAACAGTTGACATTCCCACCAGGTAATTTCTTCTGTGCTAATGTCAGTGTACCTTTCTTTTATGATGGTGTCAGACAAGTTCCCAAAATAAAAGAGGTTGCACAAAAAGCGATGTCGCTAGGTGTACAACCAGTTATTGCTCTTATAGTAAGAGATAGAAATATAAATGAACTACAACAAAAACGTGTAGGTGGTGAAGTAACCATGGATACTGCCCTTGAATATTTCAAGGATATGACATGTCACTTCATTGACCATGAGGCATTCTTCTTATGGAAAGAAAAATATATCGAATACCTTGGTAGAATATTAGAATTCCCTGTAACGACAGAAAGCATCGACAATTTTATAACTGTCGATGCTAACCATAAGTATGTCTTTCCAGTGCAAGAGCACTGGTTAGACAATGAAATTCGTAAGGGTCGTAAACCTTTTAAACTACGGCAAGAGGAGTAGCAGTATTCTTGTTACTAATCTCTAGTAGATCTTCTCTCATACGCTCAACAAGAGCAAGTACACGAGTTTGAAGTTCTTCCTTACCTTCTACTAGCTTAGAAAGTGAACGTCCACCTAAATTAGAGTGGAATCCTTCATCCTTAGCGATAGTAGCATAACGTGAGGAGATGAACTTGTCATCTACACAATCTGCCATTTCCTTCCAAACTGCTTCTGCACGTCCTTCAGCAACTAGCTGATATGCAGCAAGAGCAGCAGGGTCTTCTGATGCTTCATACTTCTCAAGAAGTGATGCACCTTTTGCCTGTGGCTTGTCAGCTTCAGCAGCAAAAGCAGCAGCAACATCTAATGGGCCACCAGTGATGTGCTCGATAACTTCCTTAACCATACGGAAGTGCTTTGCTTCGTCTAAAGCTTGCTTACTTAGTAGTTCTAAGTCTTTTACGTCTGTAGAAGGATCTGCGGATGCGACTTGACCAGCGATAGCATACATGTTCTGAGCTTCGTTGACCATACGTCCACGGAAGTGCTCGACTAGATACTCATCACTTGGGCTAGAAGCGAAGAAACGACGAACGTTTGAGCGTGATGCTGCAAACAACTCACTGTTTCCTTCCTTGATCTTCTTGACGAAATCTGTTCCAGAAAGCATTTTAAATTTCCTATCTACAGTTTTATTTAGTAAAGATGAAAAAATATCTAAGATGTCCCTGCTTAGTATACTCGGTTTCAATACATTTTATATTATAATTGAATTTCTCAGCAACATTATGAATCTTATCTATTGACCATGGATACCATTCAATGTCTCCATAGTCTGCCCAGTCATGTGGTATACCAGGATTCACTCTGAAGATTGCTTCTTTCCTCCATAAGACATGAAGTTTCTCTAGTTGATAATCAACATCTCCAAAGTTTATAGAACCTAGACATAAAGCTATTTCAAATGGTGTTGAGATATACTCTTCAACTGATACCTTTATATCAGCAGCATCATTATAGGGATCTATTCCAATAAGATTTTTTATCTTTCCTTTGAATCTATTGTACCCACACCCAACATCTAAGACACTAGAAGGCTCTTGAGCATTAACATAATCGACCAACTGATAGCCAGAATGCTCAAGAGATTCAAAATTTTGATCTTTCCAAATCCCACTAAAGTAGGACTGCATTATTCAGGTTGACTTTCTGCAGGTGGTTCTTCTACCTGACCACCATCTACTTTTGGTGGATTAGTAAATGCTTCTAATTGCTTTGTTAATGAAATAATTTTCGCTTCAAATGCTATATTCTGTGTAAGAAGACCGTTGATCCTACTCTGATACACTTGCAATAAAGCATTTACTTCTTCAGCGTTCATGACAATGTTTCTAAACTATATTATATATGCTAGAACGATCCACCGTCTATGGTTATATTTTCGAGTGAACGGGTAGTTCCCGAACATGAAATTACTTGTGTTGCACCTGCACAGTCATTCAGGTATAGAGATCCAATCTCTAAAGCACCCCATGCACTGACTGTTAGAACACTAGAACTTTCAGATACTTCAGATCCAATAGCAATTCTACCTGTTGAGTCATCCCAGAATACAGCAGCTTTCTTAGCAGTACCACTGAAGTAATTCATTATAAGACCAACGTCCTTGTTGGTATCACTAGTCAATGCAGAACCATCTACAACCTGTAGTTCAAGAAGAACGTCTTCTACAGTTGTATTGACAGTATTGATCTGGGTAACAGAACCACTGATAGTTAGATTACCACCAACAGATAGGTTACCTGTAGTATTCTGGTTACCAGTAACAGTTAGTTGTGATCCATCAAAAGCAAGGTTTGCATTATCTTCTAATTCTCCACCAGTACCAGCAAGTACAACTCTACCTGAAGTAAGATCACTTACTTTAGCAGATGCCATGGTTGTAATACCAGTGACAATAGCATTTGTTGATTTTAGAAATGTAACTGTACCTACACCTGCTACATTTACAGATGATGCTGCCTGACCTGGTGCTGTATCGAATGAAAGATTACCAGAACCATCACTCTTTATAAATCCACCATTGATAGCAGCCGCTGGCATTACATAGTCTTGATCACTACCCAATGTTGCAGGTGCTTTTATTGTTATTGCATTTGCTCCATTATCTCTTGCTTCTACAAGTTTTACTCCAGACGCTGCTGTAGCACTACCTTCTTCCCAAAATCTTCCTGAACCTATAAACTTATTATTACTTGTCGTAGAGTCTATACCAACATATAAATCAAATTTATCTGAGGTAAAACCTGGTTCTCCAGCTTGTAACCCAGGCAGACTAGCAAGGTTACCTCTTTTAAATTGTAAGACTGGATTCGCCATTTTTTAAAACTTTCCTTCTTAGTATTTAGATTTTATGCCCAAGTGCCGCCATCAAGGTCAATTTTATTATCTAAGGCAGTGTCAAGTTCAGTAACTAAATTGTTTATTACTGAAGTACTAAAACCTGTTGGACCCGATACAGACCCCGCTGCTGAATCTACAATAGCGTCAGGACTTATAAAGACAAAATTATCAGCACTGGCATCATAGGTTAGAACAAAATGAGTTCCGATACCTGCTCCGAGAGATGTTGAGATAACATCGCTAATTTCTCTTAGATTTGCCACTTCGTCTATTCCTAATCCAGGGGTGAATATGCTTTTTACTTCGTTTTCTATTACGAAGTAATCAGGAGATAATGTAACATTTACATCATCATCGTCAACAGAAAGAGTAGTAAACTTTACAGATGGTTGACCATCTAAATTAGAATCTGCTCCTGATGAAGATAGACTAACGAGATCAGCCATATCATACTGCTAACGAAGAATTTACTAGTGCTTGACCAGCAAAAATTTTGGTCTTTGAACCATTATTTAAGTTGGTGATAATAACATCATACTCGTATCTACCAGCAGTAATGATACCAGTCTGTGTGTCAGTCAATGATATTGTTAGGTTTCCTTGGGTTGCATCATTACCATAAGTAGCAGCAAATCCAACATAACCAGAAGCCTCCGCATGTTTTCTCATTTTTGCTGAGAAACTATAAGGAGTTAAATTCAAAACTGAGGAATCTTTTTTCTTTACAGTGAATGTAGAAGAAAAATCTGTTCCCTTTTCAATTTGTATATTTACTGATGGTACTGCCATGTAAACCTAGTTCAGTATTTCTATTTATTTTGTTTAAGTATTAACTGTTTCAAAATCTCAATTTCACTCTTCAATTCATCTAATTCATACTTTTGTTTCAAGCGAGAATCTCTATCGTTCATATAACGATCATACTCTCGTTTGTCTGTATTCACTATCGCAGTCGTCTTCAGATCCCTCTCTAAGGATCTGAAGTTCTCTACTTTTGCTCTCTTTGATCGGGAATGCATCGTCTAAAGTTCCATCGAGTACTTCGGCTAATAACCACCAAGCCATTATGCTACTGCTATTGCCCTGAAGTCTAGCAGTTCAGGATCTTGTGCCTGGTTAGTTGAAGAAATATCAATCTTTATTTGGAATCCAGTAAACTGTGGTAGGTCATCAACACCAAATTCATATTCAACGAATTGATCTTCTAGACTTGCATTAATCTTTCTATCAGATCTACCACTATTATTCTTCTCATTGATAACATCACCTGATGCATCTAGGTTATCATAACCTGGGAATAATGAGAATACCTTATCTATCTCATCACTATCAGCTCTATAGAGTCTATAAAGAACTCTGATGTCTGCTGATGGTGGTCTAAATGCAGCAAATAATACTTTCAAAGCAGTTGAAGGAGTTTCTAACCTAATAACCTTAGTTAGATATATGTTATCATGTGGATCATCTAAAGTATTTGCTCTTCTATCAGTAATGAAATCGGCAATAGGAGAATTAACTCTTGCAGACTCTGTAATAACAGAACTCCTGAATACATCAACAACAGGTGATACGTTAGTATTGAGAGTTGACAACTGCAATTCTATAGTGAATGACTTACCACCAGGAAGTGCAGTCATCTTAGATGTCTCATTATCATAAGAACAAACCATCTGAGGTTTCAAGAATCGTGTTTTTCCAGCAAGTGAAATACTTTGGAATCCCTTGTCAACAAATGAAGTTTCATTTCCACCAATACTTGTAGCAGAAGTAGTTCTTACTGAAGCATTGATATTGGTTTTTTCTGGAATTTGATGAGTGATATTTGGAATAATTGTCTCAAACTGAATATTCTTAGTTCCTCTACCTCTATTTCCACCACCATGCTTATCCTTATTGAAGGATGCACTACCAGTAAGTTCAACATGATACGAATCCAATGTCACCTTATCAACAATTGTATTACCAACATTGACCAAACTATGAGATGTATTGATCTTTCTTAGTGATACACCAGATAACTCATACTTCTGTATAGGAGTATCTATCTCATAACTTCTAGCAATAGTAGAATCTTGAGATCTTGTTATACCAGAAAGGTTATTTGTTCCGACTGTAGTGTACTTGATTACCTCCTCACCAATTAGAGCATATCCAGGATTACTGTTGTTTACTTGAGCACCTTCAAACCAGTTGAATCCTGTACTACTTGCAACACTTACAGTGCTAGTAAGACTTGCAGCATAACCAACGGTTAGTTTTGTAGGTACAGAATCTCCACTAAGACCTGTCAATGATACAGTATTGTTAGCAGCATGGAGTCCATGATTAGGATGAGTAACCTTGAAATGCTTACCATCATATTGATCTGAATTTACAGTAACAGTAGCAGGTGTGATGTTAGCAAGAGTTACACCATATCCTAATGTAGAATTATAATACTGTATTAGATTTGTGGTATTGAAGTTAGTTTCACTACAACTAGTAAGTACCAATGCATTAGTACCAGTAGTAACACCAACTGTTAGAACTAAATCTTTTCCAAGTCCTTTCGTACCAAGTGCAGCAGTGATAGTATCACCTACCTGATATCCTTGACCTGTCTGAACACCCTTGACAGTTGCTCCAGTTATAGCACCTGACGATACTGTAACGACACCAACAGCACCAGATCCTTTACCAGTTACACTAGTAAAGCTTACTGTACTATAAGTAGCATCTTCATATCCACTACCAGCATTGGTTACGGATAATGTATTAGCAGCAGTACCAAGGTGTGCTAATTTCTCAGCAACAATACCATCAGCACCAGCATTTGAAACTTGTTGGATCTTAGATCCAATATGTACAACAGCACCAGAAGCACCAACAACAGATGAAGTTAGACCTACAGTTACTCTCTTACCAAATGTTTCTATTGGATTTTCAGGTAACTTATTCCTTGTTCCCCACTCACTAAGTTGTGGATTATACATCCTCAAAGTACCAGGATCACTAACGAATTCTGCCTTATATGCAGTATACTTCATGTCCTCAAGTTGTGAGGCAGTCCATGTAGACTTTGTTTGACCTTTGAATAAAGATCCAACAGCAGGTTGTTGAGAAACAATAACTTGCCCTAATTCAGATAAGTTAGCAGTTGCTATCTCAGTTTCACCCATCTGAGATATCCAAAGTTGATAATCAGATGTATTAGAGTCTAGTACAAATGCATACTCACCTGTGGGTAAGTAAACTGGTGAATCAAAAGTAAACTTGGTTGGTACTGTAGCATCCGTAGATGTAAAGACCTGATCTGGGTTCAAGGTAACTTTACCATTCCTAGCAACACTCTGAGAAGGATATCCATTTACTACCTCTACAACAGCTAAGTCAATAGGAATAGTATTAGATTTATTCATGAAGTAAACTTCAATAGAAGTTAGGAAGATACCAGGATCCTCATCAACAAAGAAACTTTGTGCTAATGGATCACCATGATCATCATCATTATTCCTTGGTTGAGGACGAGGTGTATTTGTAATATTGGTTATATTATTTGTAATATTGGTTATATTGAATACTTGTGGTGGTGGGAATACTGGAAGTGTCCTTTCTAAGGTTAGTTCAGTAATCTCTTCACCTTCAGAGAAATGATCCGCAGCAGCACGAGAGTAGTTCAATCCAGGAATAGTATCCTGTGGTCTTATACTAGAAAGACGTGCAGTGTTAGTACCATTGTTGAATGAATCACCTGGGATATAGTAAGATCCAATAACAGCACCTAAATCATCTGTAATCAACCTAAGATCACTAATTACTGCCTCAGCACCACTTTCTTCACCAACCAGTCTCATTCCAACACTTGCAAATCCAAAGAAGTTTGCATCTGATTTTTGATTCAATGATGCAGTATCAATGTTAAGAACAGTTGTTGTTTCTGAATATGCTGAAGATAAACCAACATTAGGTGAATATGGGTTATTGGTAAATGTTATAGTAGGAGTATTATAAGGACCATCCTTGTGGTTAGGTGATGCTAATCTAAATCTTAGATCAGAACCTTGACTCACATTCTGTGTCGATACTGATAATCCTCTTACTGTCTCACCAGTTCTGAATGCACCTTGAATAGGTGTAACTTCTAATAGTTTAGGTATAGTGTAAATATTATTTTCTATCATATCTGTACCAGCAAACCAGTTATAATGGTTTGTTCCTGGTTTTAGTTTTGTACCTACAAACTGAATATTCTGTTCCCTCATATTGGGGATAGGATCAGTTGTAATAATAATATCGTTATTGAATCCTATTCCATCATCTTCTGTTTGGAAGACTCTTTCTGTGAAGACATCAGACTCAGGATTCAAAGTTAGATTACCTCTCCAACTTCTGAAAGCATATGGGTTTACACTTTCAACCCTAGTAGCAAAGGGTTGTTGGAAATCCTCAACTTCACTATAATCTAGAGTTACAAGGTCACCAGTTTTCTTGATATTTGTTGATCCTAAATCAGTAGCAAATCTTGGGTCTACAGTTAAATCTGGAGTACCATTTGTACCTACAATAGAATCAGATCCAACTAATAAATCAATACTATCAACATATCTTCTAGAAATTAATTTACCATCACTAAGATCATACTTCAAGAATGGTACAGACTTATCTGCAACATCAAAAGTATCGAATGGATCTACAACAAAACCATTCTTGAATCTATCAAGACCTGTAGTTGAATCGGTAATAACTAAACTTTCAGTCTTAGATTCTAACAATGAAAGTGAAGTAGTTTCTTCTAGATTCTCAATGCGATCTTCTAGTCTACCAATATCCTTCATCGTATAACGCTTATTAGCACGGAAGGTAATTGTTACATCCTTCTTAGGATTGTAAACATATGGTTTATACTCAATCTTAGCAATCTCAAAAGATTCACCAAGTGTTTCAGGTTCTACTGGTCTAACAGCAGGAACACCTTTTTGGAATGACCATGTAGAATCTTTATTCAAGAATAACCTATCAATTCTTCCAAGATAGTGTTTATAATCAAACTGAATATTCTCATCAGATACTAATACAGTAGCAGATTGACCAGCAGCACTAAAGTCTCTTGAATCGAATTCGAAAGGTGATCTACTACCAGAATAAGGAGCAACTCTAGGTCTTAGGTCAATAACATCTGTATTCCTAACATTATCGAGAGCAGGAACAGTATCATAATTAGCTTTATCGTAACTATTGACTGTTAGTATGTCACCAGAATCTTCTGAATTTATTGTATAATAATCATAGTAAACCTTTAATCTTCCTTGTGGTTCTGGGAAATTTTGTTTTCTAACCAAACGACCAAAGTCATAATACTCTTCTCTCTGCCCAGAATCTAAAATAAAGTTATTTCTTATATTTGGATCACCAGAATCTACGTTAGATAGAACTGCTCTAACTCCACTTTCTTCGAAAGTTACCTCTTCATTATCTGAGAAAAGATTACTATTCTTGAAAAGAACATCAATCTTAGTTGTACCACTTCTAGCAAGAACTAAAGCAGCTGCACCAGAACTTTGACCAACACCAACCTCACCTAATATAATATCACTGTTATTGCCATTAGGACCATTGAAAGATCCAAGAGTAAGTGATGGAACAGATGGTTCAGCATTACCTGAAGATTCAAATACAGCAGTAACTCCTACCACATCAGGAACATTAAGAGAAATTTCTCTATCCTGAACACGTCTACCATACACATCACTAGGTGTAAGACCGTCTGATATAGAAGTACTTACACCAGAATATGAACGATTAGATCCAGTTATATTAAGAATTGCTTGTCTTACAAGAGTCTTTTGTTTAGACTTAACCTTAGCTTTCTGCTGTGTACTATGTACAACTACGTTATTTGATTGTGATGCAGTAAGACCTGAAATAGTAACTCCCTTACCACCACTAGTCAAAACAACCTGATCAGAAGTTAGTGTTTCAACAGCACCAGTTGTATATACAACTGTATATCTCTCTTCATCGAATGGAGCATAGACATAATCAGTTCCTGTCAAAGATGGAAGATCCATTTGACCTGAACCATCAGTACTTTGTCCAGTACTTTCTACTCTAACCTGCATTATAGAATCAGTTAGATCAATAGATTCTATATTTGTATCAGGTAATTCTGCATATAGGAATCCATTGTTAGATGATCTTATCTTAGATGAAAGAATCTTTAAATCACTAACAGTTGTAGTTGAAGATGGTAATGCCTTATGACATACGTTAGAAATAGTGGCTGGAGCAGCAACTAGAGTTATATTATTATTTGCAGCACTAACAGCACTTACTTTGTTGTAAGTAACATCTGTTACACCACCACGCTTATATGCAACTATATCCCCAATCTTGAAACTTTTTACCCATCCAGCTCTACCACTAGTAACAACACCACCACTGGTTATACTGAATGAACGTCCACTAAATTCTTTCTTAGTTTCTAAAACTACGTCTGCAGCAAATGTTCTACTAGCAGCAGTAGATCTAACTGCCTTTACATCACTGAGATCATACTCAGTAACAGCAGTAATTACTCTACCATCTTCAGTACCATTAATGATAATTTGCTCATCAACTATAAACTGACCAGATACCTGGTTTAGGGTTATTCCTGTTGAGCTTGATACTGCAGATCTTAGATAACCTCTAGCACCACTTCTGCTACCTTCAATAACAGCAGGTAATGCAATAGTATGTGCTTGATTGACAGTCAACTGAGTGTCTGTCTGAATGTCCATAAGGAACAATTCCCATACACTAGAAGCATCTACATACCCTGCATTCTGTAACTTATAATCATATACCCTTGCACGACCTATAGAAGACCCTGAGGCAGTCGATTTAGTACTACCTAGTCTTTCACTACGTAAGTCAACATAGTCCGATGTAGCAGCAGAAAGCTTGATCTGAGCAGCATTTAGGACATTATTCAACCTTATTTTATTACCTGCTTGGAAAGGAACTACTGAACTTTCTACTAATTCAGTTGTTCTTGGTTTATCAACATCTAAGAATGTAGATCCATATACTTCCGTCTCATAACCTTTTACATATGCTTTACCTGGACCAACCCTAATATTCATTAGGTCTTTAGATGGTTCATTACCATCATCAGTTATAGATCCTGGATAGAAAGTTCCAAATACAGAATGCCTATCATTCAAACATTCCTTTGATTCTAAATCAAACTTTCTAACATAATAATTTCCACTTTCATCAAATGTCCTTCTAGCAAATTCTTTAGCAATCTCACTATAAACTGTCTTATCAGCAACTCTAGTTACTTCTCCTTCTTTAGCTCTAAGAAGTTCAATAAAACTCTCATCTTGAAAATCATCTATTTCTTTCTTTGTAAGAGTAAAGCTAATCTTTAGTCTGTCAGCACCAGGAGCAGTATAGTTAGAGAATCCAGCAGCATTATCATATAATGTATCATCATCAACTGCAGTTACAATGTCTTCTTTAATGAAGAATCCAACTCTATATGATGGTCTATTACTATATTGATCTAGTATTAATGTTTCTTGACTTACCTCAACAAATGCACCACGAGCAAACCATACACCTTTAGTAACAGTAAATGCAGAACCAAGTGCAGTTGCATTGGATTTTATAGCAGTAGCAAAATCACTACCATCAGTAATGGTAGTAGTACCGTATGTGAAATTTGATAATGTAGTAAGATTTTCTCCATCTAGGAATTGTTCTGAAGCATAATCATCAGAACTCTTTTCATACTTGACATAAAGAGTAGTATGATTTGTAATAGATGTAGAAGATGAGAGAACCTTTACAACTTTAGCTGTGATACCAGATGTCTTACCCTTAATATTGAGACCAACAAGCTTATCATAGTACAATTCTACGGGAACACCAAAAAACGTAGATTCTACTTTGACAGCAGTATATTGTGAATCATATTGGAAAACACCAGGGATAACTACTGATCCCTCTTTGAACATATGTTTACCAAACTTCTCTATCTGTCCTTGTAGGATAGATTGAAGGGTTGTTAGTTCCCGTGCTTGTACGGGAGTGCCAGGTTTGAAAAGAACTTTATTAAAGTTCTTAGACGATTCAAAATCATCAAAATATGGGCTGACATTTAAATTGGTGTTCTGTGGCATCAGATTAGAACTCTAGGATGATTTTGATATCTTCTCGTTGATTTGTTGCCCTTGTAACTTCTGGTCTTTGATCAACATAAATTATGTTTCCAGAATATTTTTTGATCTCAGGGTTGGCAAGACCACTGTTATAAGTTTGACCGAAATAATATGTTCTAGCATTTACCGTAGTAGAAACTCCAGTAAAATTAGTATCAAGTGCTAAGGTTTCAGTTCCAGAAGTAGTCGTAACTATTATGTTAGTATTACCACCTGTACCTGGTGCAGCAGTAAATTTATTTAGTTTGTAACCATAGACAGGTTTTGTGCCAGTAGAGTTATCAGTAGCAAGACTTCTATCTTGCCAATACTGCAACGTTTTAGTTGTTGCATCGTATCCAATAATCTTACCAACAGCAGTTGATCCAACACCAACTGTTTGAATAACATTTGCATCAGTAGAAACAACTAAACTAGTAGTTGCTGCACCTGTCAAACGTAATCCATAAACACCAGAAGCAGATGCTCCTGTTAGTAAATTTGTACTACCATGTACTTGGGGATTTTCAATAATTCCTATACGAGCAAACTGGTTTCCTGTGGGGAAATCTGGGTTTGTTACGTCACTATTTTCAATCCTGGAATATACAAGAACCTTATTAGCACCAAGTTCTCTGTATATGTCAGAACCATGTCCACCTGGAGGAGGAACAATAACCGAGAATGAAGCACCAGCACCTGTTACAACAGAGTCTAGATCTAAAGTACCAAACGAATATCCAGATCCACCATTCGTTACCTGTACTGTAGAAGGTTTACCATTGATAAAGGTGACAGATGCCAGTCCGTCTATTCCATCCCCTCTGATAGGTACGGCATTTTTAGTTCCGTTGAATTGATATGATGCACTAGTAACATCTTCGATGACAATAGTTTCAATCTTGCCATCTACTGCTGCATTTCGTACATCTGCCACATCAGTATTGGTTGCCCAATTAGCAGGTACGGGTACATAATCAGCACTATCAAACTTGATAATGTCACTAGGTTTTATAGTATAAAGATACTTCCAAACATACCCATCACTTTCCAATCTAGGTTGTAGATCAGTATGTGTTGGTTCCTCTAGAGAAATAACACCTGCACCTGAATTAGATGGTGCTGCTCCATTGTAAATGCACTCATAAACTCGGAAGTCTGAGTTCATTACATAGAAGTTTGTGTTATAAAGACTAGTGGCACTAGTTTGTGGACTCAATTTATTGATACTATAATCAGGACGATACATTTCATATATCGTTCCTGTTGTCCAAGTAATCTTTCTAATTACTCTTAAAACATCATTAGATGTAATTTTTTTCGCAGATATAAGAGTATCATAAAAATTATCATGCTCATCGAAATTATCGATGGGTGATGGTGTATTAGTGTTCCAGTCTGATGCAATGTCTGTTGCATTTGGGAGACCAATAAACACGTAATAGCTATTATCACTCGTCGAAATTCCGCTTACGAAATTCGTCGCATTCAATACTCTGATCTGATCGGTGATGACCGCTGGCATTATTTTGAAACTTTTTGTTTATTTATGTGTAATCTAGAGATAGTTTAGTTGTTCTTTGAATTTCGGGCGCAGTTGTTAGTCCAGTTAGACCATTAAGTGTGTTAGCAGTATATGCTAAACCAACAACTCTACCAGCAGCTAAAGTAAATTTAGCCCAACTATAAGAACCATAATAATTACCTGTACCAGAACTAAGTCCAGTAAAGTTGCATCCATGTCCTGATACAATCTCAGTAGATACCCTGATCGTTTGACCAGAACCTACTCTTGCAATATCACTTACTTGGAATACTCCATCAAGAGCAACAGTAGTCATACCAACAGTAGATGATCCATTGAAGGACCGTGCTGTTACACCACTACCAACATTAGATCTGCTAACCACAAAGTAGTCACCAGTTCCAATACCAGTTTCCGTATATCCACCGTAAGCATTATCTCTCAATACAGAAGTTGATGGAATTGAAAATTCAAACTGTATTCCTTTTGCAGTTGATCCAATACCTACAATAATACCATCATCACCATCCATTGATAATTCTTCTAGTTGCTTATATGGATTAGTAAATCCTGTTGTACCAAATCCAGTATTGTTTTTATTACTATCCACTATCCTAATTCCAAACTCAGTAATGTTTGGATCTTCAGTTTTTGTGAAAGCAATTACTCCAGACTGAGCATATATGGATGTGGAAGTCGTTCCTACACCAGCAATAATATTTGTAGCAGGGAAAACTTGTCCAGCATATAAACCTCTTGCCTTACTTACTTTTACTCCATCAACAAATTTATCATCCTTCTGTTTAGTCCAAGTAACAGGTCTCTTTGGATCTTTAGCAGCAGTAATACCTTGACCTTTATAGAAAGTGGTTTGTAAGGTATCTCTAGAAACTACTTCTCTAATAGTCCTTGGATCTTGAGTAAGAATAGCTCTATTTTTAGGTGAAGTAAAGATAGTAACAGTGTCACCTTTGGTTATTGTCTCTACTGCTGAAGCAGTCTCAATATCAGCATCAGTTCCTCTATAGAAAAGAATCTGACAAGTAGTACCTTGTGCTGGTGGTTCAGTGAATTTTATTTGTGTTCCACCAGTAAACTCATATGCAACTCCTGGTTTTTGTAGAACCTCATTCAAAAATACTAATAATATCTGATCTAACTCTATTACACTTCCAGTAATTTTTTCAATACTTAGATCCTTATTATTCTCTTGTATAGTAAATTGAGTTTTACTACCGTTGAACTCACCAGAAAAATCATCTAAAATTTGGAATTTACCTAATACCCATCCAGCGAACTTATCATCCATGGTATCGGTAATTGTAAATTCTGCAGGAACAAAATTAGTACCAGCACCGAAGGAAGTCGGTATTCCTGCAATAGTCATCTTCTCACCAATAGTATATCCATAACCAGTCTTGGTTAGAACAGGAGCAGAAATACTACCAGCAGCAGATACTTGAACAGATACAGAAGCACCTATTCCAGTTCCAGAACTAGTAAGTGCTAGATCATCATATGCATATGGAGCATCTAATCTCAACAATGGAGGATTGGTCCATGTATATCCTACACCAGGACTATCCATCCAAACTGTTTTTAGATGTCCATCCTGTATAGAGAAAGTACCACCAGCACTTGTAGTATGACTACCACCATCCACATGTACCTTGAATACAGTACCAGCACCTCTATAACCACTACCAGTAAATCCTATAGCAGCACTAATAGTTCCAAATCCTGAAACTACAGCAGTACCAATTCCAGCTTGTAATTTTTGATATCCAAATCCTTGACTATTACCAATCGATACAATAATACCCTTCCTAGGAAGTCTATTAGCAGTTACGTCAGAAGTACTATATGTTTCTGTTTGTCCTGCAATATCATTTCCAGTGAATACTATTGAAGTTATTCCTACAGTTTCATCATATTCATAATCAGTGTCTGGTTTTTGGAATTGATTATTAATTAGTATGATACCATAATCAGTTCCAATACCTGTTATATTAGTACCATTATTGGTAGTCATAGTAAAGGTTTTTGCAATACCAGTGAATCCTCCAGAAAGATCATCTAACACATAGTTACCACTATAGTCAGACCTCATAAAGGATCTACCTTGGAAAGTACTACCATCAACAACATCTGCTACAAGTAATTTGTGTGTACCAATACCTGCACTGGTCATTGTAATCGCAAGACCAACTGCAGCATTACCTCTATCAGAAGCAAGAGAGAATGTATTATTAGCATTCTTTATAATAAAATAATCACTATTAGCAACTAAAGGTGCTGGTGGTACAAGAGATCTTATTTTTACTTTTGTTCCATTATCAAAGACATCAGTAAGAGCAGTAAAAGTATTATCAGCTACATTAACTGCACTTGAAGTTATTCCAATAGTTTGCCTAGTTCCACCAAAAGGTACGTCTTGAAAATGTATTTGATCTTTTTCAATTCGATAATCACCTTTAAGTAAAGTTATTGCTGCATTACCTAAATGAGGTTGTTCATAAGTACCTAACCATGCCCTGTCAACCAAGACATTATTAGTAATTGTACCGAATCCAATTACTTGGATTCTCATAACTTCATCATCAATTTGCACTAGATCATAATGTTTGAATCCTGTTGTATCATGAAAAAGAACTTCACGATTCAAGACAGTTTTTCCAGTAGTCGTAGCAGTACCAGTTTTTGTTATGATTGGTGACTGCAGAACACTATCAATTGAAATAATACATCTACTATCTAATTTTTTACATTTGAAACTATGTGTTGTTCCAACACCAACAGTAGTCAAACCAATTGGGTTATTTGCTATTGCATGTGCTCTAGTAGCAGCAAGTTTGAATCTATTTTCATCAACTTTGATCACAAATACAGATGAAGGTAAAATAGTATCATTACCTATTCCAATACTTTCATGATCTATACCAATACCTCTAACATTACCAGCATGACTATATTCAATTTCTTCTCCAGCAATAAAAAAATGATTTTTTATTACAAACGTATCAGCACCTATTAAAACATTGGTACTAGATCCACCATCAAACTCATGAAAAAATATAGGATCTCCCTTATGAGTCAGGTTAAATGACTTCTGAAAACTTTCACTTTCAGTATTGAAAATTTTATTAACTGATCCTAACTGAAATGCCATTAGAGTGTAAAGGTTATGTTACTTGAAACAACATCTGGTTTATCGATCTTCATCTCAGAAACTCTAACAATATAAGCTTTATTAGCTAGAGGAGTAAATCTCAACTGAGTATTACCACCGATAACATATATATCCGTCGCTCGCATATCTCGTTTTTGATCGGTAGCGGTTGACAGGTTATTATATCTGTTCCAGTTAGAATTTCCACCATAGGAATTAGATCCAACTACGAACGTTGACCAAGTACTATCTGTGGTGTTTTGTATCTCAATTCTATATTTGCATGTAGAATAGTTACTGTAATTCTTTTGAGATATAATATTAGTACTAGGAGAACCAGTAGCAGTAATAGTAGTGTATGTATTACTCAAAGCAGTATCACCAATTTCATAGTTACCAGTAATTCCTGTACCAGTAACTGTCTGAGCAACACCAACATTACGAGCAAGTGTAGAAATAGTAACTGCAACACCAACAGGAGGAGTATGCTTCAATTTCAAGGTATTACTTGCCATATCAAGAGCTAATGCACCAACATCAGTAGTACCTAGCATGTTACCGTAAGCAGTAAAGATAACGTTATTAGCTCCATCTGCTAACCAAGTAAATTCATCAATTTCTCTTTGTCCACCACTCTTTCTTGCTGCAACCAATATAGTACCAGACTTATACTTAGTAGCATCAATCGAAATTACATCCTGCTGTACTAATGAACCATTCACCGCTAATGCTTTAGTTTCACCAACATACTGTTGGAAACCAAATGAAGTAGTTGCTACTCCTACAGCATTAAGCTGAGTTAGCTGGTACAAACATTACACTTGCAAGTTGACCATTTGTACTAGTTGTAAATTCACCAAGATCATCATAATCAGACAATTCTGAATATGTGTTCAAATAAGCATCAGTTCCATCATGGAATACAACAAATTCTGAATACTGAGTAGCATTGAAAGATACTCCCAAAGCAACATCAAGACTTACCTGTGCGTAATATTTGATTGCGGTGATACCACTACCATCAGGACCACCTGTCAACATATCAAATGTATCAAGTTCAACAGATCTAATAAGATCTGGATCAGAATAGAATTGAGGACTTATATCATCAATTTCTAATACTCTATTAGTTTTACATATAAGAGCATCACCAAACCTTCCTGAGGTAAATGTGATCTCATCACTAATAGTTTCTTCTAGGTTAGTATTCTCAGTTACAATATCATATTGATGTCTATCGAATAAAGAAGCTTCAGCATCAAGTAATATAACACCACCAGCACCAGATGATATTCCAGCAACTTGTGGTGCTGTTGATGGTGTTGAGTTTATTATTAGATCAGAATGCTTCTTGAATCCAGCAATATGTGCTACTGAATCAACTGGTTCACTCCAAGATGCTATACCAACTGTACTCTTGAGAGCATAAGCAAAGTTCTGATAATAATCATTATCCTGAACTCTTTGATAGAAATCACTTAGTTTACCAGTATCTCTTTCCCATCCAAATGGTTTTTCGAAAGAACTATCTAATTCAAAGTGTCCAGTATATTCTTGAGAAGAATCTATTGTACCACCAGCAGTAGAATATGCTCCCTTTACAGTATCTCCCGTATTGAAACCTACTAAACTATCAATACGTAAAACGTTACGTGTCTTACCAATACCTTTGACTACTTCTGCTACACCTCCACTAGAACTAGTTACTGGTTCTCCATTTAGGAATTCACTTTCAACTAACGATACTTTGAACTTAGCAAGATCCTTATCATTAGTTACTGTTCCATATTTGGCATAGTCATGCATACCAGGATCTTTATCTACAACATAAGTTACTGTTGCTTGGTTTATATTTCCATAAGCGGTTGTTACTCCAGTTAGAGTAAATGGTTTATATCCATAATCTGCAGAGTTATATCCATTACCTGTCTGAACCCCTACGTTCTCTACAAATACTTTATCACCAACTGTAAATGGGAAAGGAACTGCTGTTGTAAATCCAGTCTGAGGTGTTTGTAATCTAAGAGTTACAGTTTTGGATCCAGAAGCATATAATGCACTAATAATACCAACACCATTAGTATTATCTACAGCATGTATTTCAACGTCACCACTACTTAAATTACCACCACCAGAAATAATCTTTACACCAGTAACAGAACCACCAGTCATTTGAGATTCAAATTGTGGTCCCTGATTTACTGAATCAGTTTTACTATTATAAACTACGAAATTTGGTGGAGTTAGATAATTTCTTCCTGTTGAAGTAATAGCAACTGAACCAATAGAGAAATTATCTTTTAGGAATAAAACTTGAGGGACTGCTGCTTGAGGTTGTAATGTACCATCTGAAGGATAGTCATAACCAGCATCAATCGTGGTTACTTTATCAATAGCACCAATATCACTACCAAATGCCTTTAAGGTTGCAGAAGATCCTGTAGTAGAAGCAACAGAAACTTCAGGGGTATCGATATATTGAACACCACCACTCTGCAATTCAATAGAACTAATAGGTCCAATAATATTCTTAGAATCAGTTGTATAACGGATTAGTGACTCACTACTATATCCAACTACCTCAGGAAAATCAAATAAATTGAAGTCAAAAGTAGTAGATGTTATGCTACTAATAGTATGCTTACCAGTAAACTTACTTACATTTACAAATATCTTAGAGTAATCTACAATATCAGTATTTACTTCAATTACTTTAGTATTCTGTAATGGTAAGAATTTATAGTAAAGTACTTCTGGAACTTGCTCTGTAAAATGAATTTTAGTTAGAGATCCTGCATTTCCAGGTATTCCAAAATTCTGTACTTCTATAGTAGAAACACCAGACCCTACAAATGGTTTATTATATTTGTTATCTAAGAAAAATTCTAACCTAGTATTCAAAAGTGAAACACTAGAAGTATCAACACTTAGAGTATCACCTTTAATTAGAGAAATAGGAGGATTGACAGAAGATCCAATACTTACAAATCTATTACCAGGATCATATGCTGCAGTAACAGAACTAGTAGCAGATGATACTATAGTCAGATCTATGACATCCTTTGGTCTTAGAGTATGAGGTTGAGCAGTAGTTGCAGTAACTTTATGAACTTTTGCACTAGCAGTTATTACGTCACGATTTGTCTTTAAGGAATGAGTATTACCAATAGCAACATTATTGGTATCAAACATAACTCTCTGCAAATCAGATCCAATACCAGATTGAGTGGTTACAATACCAACTAAACTATTATCAATTACTTGAACATATAATTCTGGTGGCAATGGACGTTTGAATCCAACATTCATCCTCTTCATTGCATCAGTCTGATACGTTAGGGATGTACCTGCTCCAGGACTATAGAGAACTTTATCTCCAGTAGTGAATGGGTGATCTGGAATGTATATTGATCTAGTTGGAATAAACTTATCCTTTATTTCGTTGCCATGGAATGCTACTATTTGATTACCGCCTCTAGCAGCAACACTAACAGTACTACCAATACCAACACCAAATGTCAGACCAACTCCAACAGACTTCTCAGCATTGAAATAATATGCCTCATCTGTAGGTGTACTTAGATCAAAACTAGATGGTGCAGTATAAGTAAACTCCTTTTCCAATCTAGTGATTTTAGTTCCAAATGTATGAGCAGCACCAGTAGTACCGTTCTGTGCTCTCAACATTTCTAATCTATTATTCTTGACATCAAAATTGAGAATTTTTAGTTGTTCACTATCAATTAGAACGATATCATCCACACTAAACTTATAATCGGATGTAACGTATTCAGGTAACCAATCAGTAATATAAACACTAGTAGTCATACCAGAAGTGGTTACAGGACGCATTGCCACCCCAAGATTGGTGCTAACTTCTCTTACAGCTATCGTTACAAGACCACCAAGTGAATCATGAGTATTTGTAGATATACCAACTATCTGTATACTTGCACCATCAGGAATAGAATGAGGATATGTTGCTATACCTATTACCGTGTTTTTCTCATATGAAAGAACAACATTTGGCCAAGTAGTAATTGTAGTTGTAAGTGTATTGATTCCTGGTCCTTCTATGCGACTAACTTTACCAATAGCACCAAAACCATCAGTTTCTCTATTATCAAAAACTAACTTGTCGCCAACATTATAATCTTGACCACTAATAATAATATCAACACTTTCTACAGATCCACTCTTAGTATTAGAAAGTTTAGCATTTTTACCAGTATTCTTATTTGAGTTACTTATAAATTCATATTCTGGTATGTTATGCGGTTTTGTATTCCTAACTAAATTCAATTTGACAGGATCTAAATCCTGATCATTATCAAATCCAATATTGAATTCGTTGATTCTGGAATGATAAGTATCACCAATAATATATGGGAATATTGGTCTTCTAACTCCGTTAAATGGATCAGTTGGGTTATTTACGGGAACTGGATCAACAGTAGTGTGATACGCATATACACCATTTGGAAACTCAGGAGTTGCAGCATATCTACCATTATGCTCATCTAAGTCACCAACACCCTCAACATAAGTATAATCTTCACAGAAAAATCCTGCAGGATACTTAGAAATATTAGGACCATCTACTCTTTGACTAGCTAATTTTATATAACTAGACTCCATATATTTGAATCCTCCATCCACAATACCATAAGGACCGTATATTGGGTTACCATCATACGCCCATCCAACAATAGGAGAATGATCTTGACCAACATCACCTAACCAATCTCTCAGTAACCTTGGAATGTAGTAATTGATATATGGATTACCTAAATCAGAATCTCTTGCAGTTTCATAGAATCCATCATCCTCATTGACATCACCATACCTAGCATACCTATCAACTTGGTTTACTGTCCAAGTTTTTATATTACTTGAGAAGATTGCATCAGTACCAGGTGTTTTTGCTGTAGCAGTTGTCTGTTCTTGAGTATATCCAATACCTTTATCAATAATATCAATCCTAATTATTGTTCCGTCATATACAACTGCCTTTGCTTTAGCCCCTACACCATCACCATCAATAATAACATCAGGTGTACTCCAGAATTCTGTTCCACCATGTTTGACAATTATTTGATCTATTTGACCATTTACAATAAACGGTTGTATAAATGCATTCTTACCAATAACTGTATCAATAACAGGTTTAAAGTTATCGTTGATAACAGTAGATCCCCATTCACTACCATTTTCACTAACATGAATAGATTTTACTTGTCCTCTTATAATAGGGGTAGCAGTAGCATTAGAAGTACTAATACCCTGTCTACCACTTATATCAATTGATATTGGAGGATCTTGGAATATATGTACCCCTAATCCAGAATTAGTAAGATCAATATAAGTGGCAAGAGTTTTTGAAGAAGATATTCTAAACTGATCATCAGTAATCTTATCAACATAATACTCTGTATTAGCAGTCAAACCACCAATAACACTACCAGTAGTCGAATACTTAATAATATCACCATGATCAAAACCATGTTGATTGATGTTTATAACACTAGTAAATGTATTCACACCTACAGTTGGTGTCTTGATTTCTCTATTCTTGAATAATCCTGAATCTTCTATAGCAATTTTATCTACAATATTTCTTCTAGCAGTGGTTTTGAACCTTTGCAATCCACCACCATTAGTAGTTAAATCAATAGTACCAATACCAGATAACGCTTTTGTCCTAGATTCTGAGATATGAATCTGAAAATCATCTAGTTTTACGACATAGTATGGTGCGGTATCTACCAAATTACCTGGCGTTATACCAATACCTATGGTTGTACTATCATTAGAATCGTATATAATCTCCTCACCATTCTTGAAACCATGCGGTTCTGAGAAAACAAACCTGTCTGTTGCTGTATTAACTACCGAACCAGTAGAAGTTGAATCAAACTCAACCGACTGATGGTCGGTCTTCATATTCGCTTTTAGTATAGCAGTCGTATTATTACCGCCTATTATTTTTACAGTAGGTGTTTCTTCGTAGTCTATACCACGAGTATTAACAAGAACTTCAGTAAGACTACCTTGAACTTGCGCTATAACCGAAGCACCAGCCCCAGTATGACCATCTTGATTGACAGCAATACGTGGTGGGTTGATTACATCATAATCATAACCCTCATTAAGAACTTCAACAGATTCTAAAGGTCCATAGTAAACTATGTCGGTTGATTTATAAGAATAAGCCTCAACACCATTAGCAAATAACCCAACACCACCTTGAACAGTTTTATCATGTTCTGAAGCAAATTCAGGTTCTTCGAACTTTCTAAGTAACTTTTGTGGTCCTAATGATGTCCCAGAGACTATTGAGGGGGTCAGGAAGTGGGTAGAAGTACCTGATATATCAGATCCACTGAATGCAGTAAGGAATTGCCCTCTACGGACGTTTTCAGCAGTATATGCAAGTTTTACAGAATTATCATTAACTTTCTTGATGTAATATGGTTGACCTTCATTTAAATTTGTTAGTGTGCCTATTCCTGAAGATGTATATACTATTAGATCACCATCATGTAAATTATGATCAATAATTGATATTTCTACAGTAGTCGTAGTTATACCTGAATTAGTAAACTCACGAATCCTTTTTTGCGGATCAATATTCCAATGTGGGAAACTATTAGACGCAACATATAAAGTATTATCGTCAGAATACGTATTTTGAACATCTGCAGTATATCCATCTACACTAACTTTTAATTTTCTGCGTATAGAATACTTTGTATCTGGATCTAATGTAGGGGTGTTTATAGTAAGACGCTTTGGAAGAGTACTATAAACGAAAGTAACTTTACCATCGAATATAACTCCATCTGGATCTATTACCTCAATTTCATCACCGACATATAGTTGATGTTCTGCTGATAGATCAACATTATAGTTAAATTGACTGACAAGTCCAAATCCATCAATTGCATATGTAGCAGCAGTATTATAGATCCAAGTAGACCATTTTAGATCATCTTTTGGTTTACCCAGTGTCTTTACATCAATATCAGATTCTCTCTGCTGATTCAATCCAGTTCCAACAAACTTACTAAGAACACCCAGTACATTGAAAATAACCAGTTTAGTTATATCACCATCTTCATAAGAATATGCTGGTATGCCTGATGTAACAGTAGATCCAATACCACATGGAGAAGTAAGTGTTGTTATTCCAGTAAACTGTGTGAGATTCTTTCCAGTATAATCTATTGTTCCATCTTCAAAATCGAAAGTTCCTGAAGTATCAAAACCAACAGTAGAATCAACATTTAGAATTGTCGCACCTATAGGAGAACTTTTTGTAATAAATGTCTTACCTGCTTGCTTAAACTTACCAATAGTAGTACCTTTAGAGATAGAAATCTTATAAAAATCCCTATCTCCTATGACAGCACGTTCAACATCGTAAATAGAACCACTTGATTCAATAGGAGTTGTTTGCTGAATTAAACTTTGTCCAGTTATTTTTAATGGATTACCTAGTAATAATTCGCATACTAATACATCGTTTACAACATAATCCGCATCAGATGGTCTTACAAGGAATTTGGATGGTTGAACCATCTCAACAGTCTCACCATATAATGCTCCAAATAATATTTTGAACGCTTCTTCAGTACCTTTAGACTTATAGAAGTCTTTTGCTTGTCTTATAAAATTAGATTGATTTAGATCTTCATCAAGATTTCTTTCCGCAAAACCATGTAATACTTGTTTCTTGAGTTTCTTTCTAAACTCAGTTAGAAAAACATTAGATAAATTGGTAACTCTGGCATCCACAGCATGAGTACCAATACCAGTAGAAGTAAAAGTAAGATATTCTGGCGAGTTGGTTTTAGCATTGTTTTCGATGCCGCTAAATCCACGGACACATCCAGTAAAGGTATTTGTAGTTATACCAGTATAAGTGATAATCTCATCATTTACCTTCAACAAACCCCATTGATTAGGCCAACCTTTAGTTGAATCAACATGAATTGTATCTGAAATACCAGTTGCATATTGAGATATTGATGTGAATCCAATCAGATTCTCATCATTGAGAAAATCTAGTCCTTTATAATCAACTAAATTATCCGCAATATCAATTGCACCTCCCTGATATTCTTGGGAAATATAGTATTGTTTTAGAAACTCACCAAATAGAGGGTTCTCG